GGCAAGCCAACAGGGTTTTCTACAAAAAAACTAAATGAGGACATTCCATCTAATACATTAACGGCGACTGATATGTTTAAACATTGGAAAGAATGCCGCAAACTAACTTTCCGCGAATGGAAACGCCTCGGCAGTTTCCCGGACGATTATCAAGCCAAAAGCGACAAAATCGGCAAATACATGATAGGCATGAGCGTGCCACCAAAAATGACAGAAGTTGTGGCGCGCGCAGTTTGCCAGCAATGGCTTGGAGTAAAATAATGTCCCGCGCCCCTCATGAGCCAACCGAAAAGATTCGCGCCGAGATAATCGCGCTCAAATCCTACGGCATACCCGTCAAGGAGATTGCTCGTTACGTCGGGATTGACGACAAGACTATGGCGAAGTATTACCGCAAGGAAATGGACGAGGCCGCAGTAAAAGCCAGCGCAGCGGTCGGAAAGTTTCTTTTCGAGGCCGCAAGCGGCGCTGCACTGAGCAAGGGTGCGACCTATTCGGACTGCTTGCGCGGCTCGATGTTCTGGGCTAAGACCCGCATGGGCTGGCGCGAGAATGATCGAGAGGAGCTTCCCGGCGATGCTGCTGATCGAGTGATCGAGATCATCCGGTCGGTGAAGCCAAAAGACGAGGCCGCTGAATAATGCAGCTTGCGCTGACCGAGCCACAGGAAGAATTTACATTCTGCGAGGATACCTTCCCGGCGCTTGTCGGCGGGCTTGGCAGCGGAAAGACTATGGCGGGCAGCACCCGGCTTGTGCTTAAAATGCTGGCGGAGCCTGCTATCAACACCGCACACTATATGCCGACGTATGACCTGTTGCGGCTTCGCGCTGTACCCGGCACGGAAGAGCTGCTGGAAAAGCTGAACGTGCCGTATAAAACGAACAAGTCCACTTGGTCGATTGATCTCGAAGGGTATGGCGATATTATCTTCCGGTCATACGATAACCCGGCGCGTATCGTGTCATACGAGGTGGCGCACTCGATTGTGGACGAGCTGGACACGCTGCCGAAAGACAAGGCGGAAATCGTCTGGCGCAAAGTCTCGGAGCGAAACCGGCAGCGATGCAAGGGCAAGAACAGCATCGGCAACGTGACCACGCCAGACCACGGCTACGCTGGCTTCACCTACGCAAAGTGGGTCAAGAATCCCGCGCAAGGGTACAGAATTATTAAAGCGCCAACGGCCAGCAATCCATACTTGCCGGATGGTTACATCGAGCAGATACGCTCAAACTACGACCCGCTGCTTGCCGATATGTATCTCAGCGGAGAGTTCGTCAGCCTTTCGCGCAACAAGGTCTACCATTTTTTCAGCAGGGCGAAGCACCACAGGGCGCGAGAGATCACCGAGAGCGACAATTATTTGCACATCGGGCTGGACTTTAACATTGGCGGGACTTGCGCTACAGTATGGCTCACGGAGAACAACAAGCCGATTGCGGTCGACGAGTTTATCAGCCACGACACGCGGGACTTTATCGCAAAGGTGCAAGCGTTCAAGAAAGCTGGCAGAACGCTGACAATTTACCCTGACGCCTCGGGTAACTCGGGCAGCACGAACGCGAGCAAAACGGATATTCAATTACTGCGCGACGCTGGGCTTTCAATCGACTGCCCCGCTGCTAACCCGGCGATTCGGGATAGCGTGAACGCAGTGAACGCTTTGCTGTCTCACGATTCAATGTTTATGAATACAGATAAGTGCCCGAATTTAGCCGCCGCGATTGAGTCGCAGGGCTACGACAAGAACGGCGACCCGGAAAAGTTTAACACTCACCCAAGCCTCGATGATTGGACGGACGGCATGAGATATTTCATAAGCCGTCGATTCCCAATCCAGCGGCCAATGATTCGCGCAAGTCTATCAGGAATTTAAACATGGCGACCAACGGCGTAAGAACACAGCACCCCGACTACAGCGAAACTCTCGAAATCTGGAAAGCCTGCGATGATGCGGCTGAAGGGGAATACGAAATACACGAAGGCGGCGTAAAATACCTGCCAAAATTAAGCGGCGAGACCAAGGCTGAATATGATGCGCGAAAGAATCGCACGCCTTTTTTTAATGCCTACTGGAAAACAATTTCAGGGCTGAAAGGAATGCTTTTTAGAAAAGCGCCAGTGCTGAATCCTATTCCGCCCGGTGTTGTCGACTACATGGACGACGTGGATATGGCGGGCACCGGCATTGACACTTTTACGCAGGAAATCTGCGAGGAGCTTTTAAGCACTGGTCGATGCGGCGTTCTGATTGACTACCCGCCAATGCCGGTCAACGCAGACGGTCGCCCGATTACAGTGGCGCAGGCGCAGGCTCAAGGGCTGAGGCCGAGAATGGCAAAATACGAAGCGACCGATATCATCAACTGGAAGCGCCAGCGCATAAACAATTCGATGCAATACACGCTGATTGTTTTGAAAGAGGAAGCGTATATTGGCGACACTGAATTCTCTCAGGACCATGAAGACAGGTATCGCGTTCTTGATCTCACGCCGCTTGGCTACAGGCAGCGCGTTTTTAGAATAAACCTTCGCGGCGAGGATGAGCTTGTCGAAGGCTCGGAAATCTACCCGGTAATGAACGGCGCGGCATTGTACTCAATCCCGTTTGTGTTCTTTGGCGTGGACGGAACTGGCGATGAGGTTGAAACGCCTCCCCTGCTAGACCTGATGACAATGAATTTGCACCACTACGGGGTGTCCGCCGATTGGGAGCACGGCTGTCATTTCCAAGGATTGCCGACGCCATACATCTCCGGCTATTCGCCAAGCGTGGGTGAGTCTGGCATCAAGGAAAGTCTCGGAGTTGGTGGCACCTCTGCGCTGTGCTTCCCGGACCCGAATGCAAAGATGGACTATGCGGAGGTAACCGGAAATTTTGAGGCATTGCAGAAAAACCTGATGATGAAAGAAAAGCAGATGGCAGTGCTTGGCGCACGAATGCTTGAGCAGCAGCAGTCGAGTGCGGAGTCAGGAGTTGCACTGCAACAGCGATCTTCCGGCGAGCAATCACAGCTTGCCTCAATGTCGCAGGTAGTCAGCGCAACGATGACCCGGTGCCTTCGCATTTTCAGCGATTGGGCGGGGCAGAGCGGCGAGATAAAATACCAGATCAGCACGGACTTTCTGCCGGTCGGCTTATCCGCGCAGGAGCTGACCGCGCTGGTGTCAAGCTGGCAAGCTGGCGCGATTTCACAGTACACGCTTTTCGATAACCTACAGCGCGGCGAGATTATCTCGGACAGCGTGACTTTTGAGGAGGAGCAGGAGCGCATTAACTCTGCACCTGCTGGCATGGGGGCCGTGTGACAGCAGCTATCGACAAGGCAATCGAGCTTCAGCTCGATATTCAGCGGGTAGCGGTATCGGCACAGGCCGACGTCATCGCTGTGCTGAAACGATTACAGCGCGAGCTTTTGGCCGAGGTTGCTGGCGCGAATTACACGCAATGGCGAAAGGCGAGAATTGAAAGCCAGCTTTTGCAGATCAAGCGCACCATTGCCGACTATTACGGGCAAGCCGCAGTTGTGGCACAGGAAGCATCGCTCGGCATTGCCAGCGTCGCATCAAGAGTGACGGCTGTATCGCTTGGCGTTTCAGCGGTGCTGCCATCCGCCGAGGTGATCGAGCGGGCAGTGAGCAACGCCATGATTCTCGGAGCGCCATCGAGCGAGTGGTGGTCTCGGCAATCTTCTGACGCCGCTTTTAAATTCGCACAGCAGGTTCGCCAAGGCATTGCCGCCTCTGAAACTATGGGCCAGATCACACAGCGTGCTTTAGGCGTGCTGGAGACGTCCAAGGAAGGCGCGAGGGCGCTGGTGCATACTTCCGTGTCCACCGTGGCGAACGATGCTAGAATGGCCGTATACGAGGCCAACGATGACATTATCAAGCGATACCGGGCGCTCGCTACTCTGGACACCCACACGTGCCTGATCTGCGCCCCGCTCGATGGGCTGGAGTGGAATAAAGACAAGACGCCGATTGACCACAGCCAGCCGTTCCCGACGTACCCCAAGCACATAAACTGCCGGTGCCTGCTGATCGGGCGCGTGACAACCGGCGAGCCGGGAGGGGGTAGGGCCGCAGGTGGTGGACCAGTGGCAGCGAAGACTACATTTTCGGATTGGCTTGGTAGGCAGTCGGAAGAGAAGCAAGTAGAAATATTGGGCCGGGGTCGGGCCGAGCTTTACACAAGCGGCAAGATCACGCTGTCCGATGTGGTAAACGGCAGGGGTTCGCCTCTGTCTCTGAAGCAGTTGCAAGACAAATACCAATAGGGTCTGTGACCCAAAACACGCGCTGGAGGCGCAAACACTATGGCAAAGCCTGAAATTACACCAGAACTACAAGAGTACATTGATGAAGTTATCAGCGGTCTCAAAGATAAAAACGCTGAATTGATCTCGGAAGTACGCAAGCTGAAAGTCGGCAAAGCGATTGACCCGGCGGATATGGAAAAGCTCGAAACGCAAATTGAAACGCTGATGGCAGACAATGCCAGACTTTCAAAGGATGGAAAAGGATTCCAAAAAGCAGCGGAGGATGCCGCTGAAGCTCTCAGGAAAGAATCCGGGTTTACGCAGACCCTGCTGATCGAGAACGGGCTGACGGCAGAGCTTTCAAAAGCTGGCATCACCAACCCGCAATTTCTCAAAGCAGCACAGGCGCTGCTCAAGGGAAGCGCCGCAATAGTGGCCGATGGTGACAAGCGAATTGCCAAGATTGGCGATAAAGATTTGGCGACAGCGGTCAAGGAATGGGCGGCTGGCGAGGAGGGAAAGCATTTCGTTTCCGCCCCGAACAACTCAGGCGGCAATGCGAACGGGGGCGGTGGCAAGAGCAGCGACGGCATGAAGATGAGCCGGTCTGCCTTTGAAGCACTATCCTCTGGACAAAAGTCTGAATTCGCCAAGAAAGGCGGAACGCTGACCAACGATTGACAATTTTGCAAAACTCCGGCAGCTTTGTTATGCTGTCGGAGTTGCTTGAACAGTGGCTGGGCCATTGCATCCGTTCGGTTGAGCCGATAGGAATAAAACCTCTTATCAAATAATCGAACAGGTGCCCTATGACTACAAATACTTTGACTAATATGCTCCCGAATCTGTACGCTTCGCTGGATATCGTTTCCCGCGAATTAACAGGCCTGATTCCCGCTGTGACGATGGATGCTCGCGTTGATCGCGTTGCCAAAAACCAGACCGTGTACGTCCCGATTACTGCCGCCAACACTGCCGGTGGTGATATTACACCCGCGATGGCAGTACCAGCAGAAGCTGATCAGGCGGTCGGCAATTCCGCGATTACGATCAGCAAGTACCGCGCATGGCCGTTCTCTTGGGATGGCGAAGAACAGCGCGGCCTGAATTCTGGTCCCGGCTACCCTGACATTCGCAACAACCAGATGATGCAGGCGATGCGGGCTGCTGTGAATGAGGTCGAGACAGATCTGGCCGCTTTGCAGAGCCAATTCAGCCGCGCAACTGGCGCTGCTGCAACCACTCCTTTCGGCACTTCTGGCAACTTTACCGATGCCACGAATGCGCTGAAAATCCTCAAGGACAATGGTGCTCCGGTCAGCGATAACCATCTGGTCATGAACACCACAGCGGGCGCGAAGTTCCTCGGCTTGCAGGGTAACTATGCCGTGTCTGCTGACGACAGTATCATGCGCCAAGGTGTGTTCCTGACAACTGCCGGGATGATGCTGCGCGAGTCGGGTCAGATCGTCACTCAGACTGCGGGCAGTTTCTCTTCTGGTACTCTGACCTCTGCTGTGCGAGCTGTTGGCGCAACGGTTCTGGTAGCGACTGCGGATTACACCGCTGGCCTTGCCGCTGGTGACATTATCACTCTGGCGCACGAATCAGACGTACATAAGTACGTCATTCAAGCCGTTGCTGCTGGCTCGATCACTATTCAGGCTCCCGGCCTGCGTACTGCGACCGCCGCGACCGGCACAGTGGCGATCACCAAAGTGGCGACCTCTGCCCGTAACATGGCTTTCAACAGAAGCGCAATCGTGCTGGCTACCCGCCTGCCCGAGCGCCCCGTCGAAGGCGACATGGCGATTGACGTGTCTGCCGTTACTGACCCGCGCTCTGGCCTGACTTTCGAGGTCGCGGTATATCCCGGCTATCGCAAAGTGCGCTACGAGATCGCTTTGGCTTGGGGCGTGAAGCTGATTAAGCCCGAGCACACCGCTCTGCTGCTCGGTTGATAGCCCAAGCCCCCTGCCTCCGAGTCAATCGGGGTCAGGGGGCTTCCACGATCACCCAAGCAGGACACTCCAATGGCTTTAATCGTCGAAGATGGCACCGGCAAAACTAACGCCGAATCTTTTGTCAGCGTAGCAGACGCAACGACTTATCACGCTGCGCGAGGCAATGCTGCTTGGGCCGCGCTCGCCTCTGACACGATTCGGGAGCAATGCCTGAGACGCGCAACCGATTACATGGAACAAGCGTACCGCAATCGCTGGGCTGGCTATCGAGTAACGAGCACGCAGTCGCTTTCATGGCCCCGCTCTTGGGTGCCAATGGAAGACGTCGACTACATTGCTACCTACTACCCGAATGACGCTGTGCCGGTGCTGGTAGCCAACGCTTGCGCGGAGCTGGCGCTGAAGGCGGCGACCGCCACACTACTATCAGATCAAAGCCAAATGGTCACCAGCGAGTCCGTGGGGCCGCTGGCGGTCACTTACGACAAGTACAGCAATCAAGAAATTCGATATGCGTCTGTCGATGCTATGCTGTCGGCAATGTTTGCGAATGGCGGCTCGTCTATCCAGATGCGGGTTGTGCGAAAGTGAGTTTTGACTACGCCAAGGCTCAAGCTACAGCAACAAGGCTGCTGACAAAATTCGGGCAGACAGTGACGCGCAGAACTTACACGGCTGGGGCGTATAGCACCTCGACGGGCGCGAGCGTACAGACTACGGCAGACACTAGTCGAATCGGAGTGCTGCTTGATTACGAAAACAAAGGCGAGCAGTATATTTCTGGAAAGCTGATTCAAATTGGCGACAAGAAATTGCTGCTTGATGGCGCTGGAACTGCGGCGGTGACCGACCGATACATAGTGCAAAGCGTTGAGTATTCCGTGCTATCAGTTACGGAATTAAAGCCAGCAGCGACGACCGTTATGTTTGAGCTGCACTTGAGGGTATCATGACATTTACCGCCGACCTGAGCAAATTCTGTACGGAAGAAGCTCCTCAGAAAATGAGCGAGATTGTGCGTAAGGTTGTTATTGAAATCGCTCAAAGAGTAATCACCAGATCGCCAGTCGGTGACCCTGAATTGTGGCTGGCAAAGGTAAACGGCGAGTATGTCGATTTCCTTTCTGTGCGCGATGCTCCCGCTGGTTATGTAGGCGGGCACTTTCGCCACAATTGGCAGTACGGATTTAATGCGGAGCCATCATCTGAGCTGGATGGCGTACAGAACGATGCGCTTTCTCGGCTTAAAAGATCGCTCCCGGTAAAAGCTGGCGGGATGCACTGGATTGTGAACAACACGCCATACGCAGAACGACTTGAAACGGGATGGTCCGGCCAAGCACCGCAGGGAATGGTCGGTCTGACTGAGCTTGAATTCCCGCAGATCGTGAAGGAGATTACTGGATGAGCACAGTCTCTATTCGTGCCGCTTTGGAGACAGCACTGGCAGCAGTATCACCGGCTCTTGCTACAGCGTGGGAGAATGTGAAATTAACACCACCAGTGACCTCGACGGCTTTCCAGACGGCGACGCTGATGTTTGCACAGCCTGACAATACTTCATACGGATCCGGCTACAGGGAGCTTGGCATCTTGCAGGTTGATCTGAATTACCCGGAACAATCTGGCCCTTCGGCGGCTTATACAAGAGCAGAGCTGTTGCGGTCCACGTTTATTAGGGGCGCTACGTTTTCAAGCGGTGGAATTTCTGTTGTAATTGATCGAACGCCGGAAATTATGGCGGGTAGGAATCAAGGTGGGCGATACGTTCTACCTGTTCGCATTCGCTTCTTTGCACAACTTTTTTGAGGATTAAATCATGGCTATAGCTAGTGGGATTTTAAAAGTAAGCTCATTCAAAAAACAGACCGCTTTGGGTAGCGGGTCTACCGGCTCAGGCGGCTCGGAATTGCGCCGGGTAACCAGTATTTTCACCTCTCCGGTAGACACGTTTGAATCGAACGAGATTCAGACTCACCACCAATCTACAGGAGCATCTATCGGCCTACACCGCGCAGTTGGTGCAATCAACGGCGAGCTTTCTGCTTCCACTTATTCGGCTCTGATCGGCTCGATTCTGGAAAAGGATTTTGCTACTGGCGTAAATTCTACGGCGTTGTCTCTGACGTATGGTGGCACAACTGGCGCTTGGACCGTAGCGCGGGCAACAGGCTCATTCCTTACTGACGGGTTCAAGATTGGTGATGTTGTTCGTGCTTCTGGCGGTTCCGTTGCTGCAAACAATACCCGCAACTTCCTGATAACCGCTGTTGTGGCTCTGACCATCACCTTCATTGCGCTTGATAATGCTGCGGTGACCGCTGGCGCTTCGACCACTACTACGCTGACGGTAACTGGCAAAAAGACTTTTGCGCCAAGCACAGGCCACACAAAAGACTACTACACGTTCGAGGAATTTTATTCAGACCTCGTTCGATCAGAGACGTTCAAGGATTGCCGAATTGGTCAGGTTGATGTGAGTCTTCCAGCTACCGGCAATGCAACGATCTCAATCAATGCAGTGGGCTTGTCGCGAACGCTTGGCAGCTCTCAGGTGCTGACAACTCCAACGGCAACCACCACCGGCATCATGAACGCCACGAACGGTGTGATCCTGATTAACGGCACGAAGCAGACCGTTGCTACCGGCATAAATTTCAGCATCTCAAACTCTGCTGAAAATGCCGGGGCAGTAATTGGCTCAAACTTCGGGCAAGATGTAACCACTGGCCGCATCATGGTCAGCGGCACGTTCACCGCTCAGTTTGACTCGGTTACCCTGCAAACTCTTTATGACAACGAAACTGATCTTTCTATCAGCGTTGTTTTGACGGCAGACAATACCGGAACCAGCGACTTTGTTGCGTTCACAATCCCGCTGGTAAAGATTACTGGCGACGCAGCGGATGATGGCGAGAAAGCAATTATTCGTTCCTACACTTTCGTCGGAGAGTACAATGCTGTCGGAGGCACAGGTATAAGCTCCGAGAAAACTATTCTAAGCTGTCAGGATTCCGCAGCTTAAAAACGCGCACCCTGCCCGCCGACCTCACTTTGCCGTGGGGAAGGCGGGAAAGAGCACACACACGGCAAATTGAGGCAATAAAAATGATTTCACTAGATGATCTGAATGCGGTGACTGCTGGCGATACTCCTTTTGAATTTGAATATAAATTCAACAACGGCAAAAGCTCTGGAGTATTCCTGCAAGTGCTTGGCTCTGAATCCGAGAAAGTAGCGATTGAGACCGCCAGCATCATGGCGGCAGAACGGGCGCGAAAGATAGCAACAGAAGCAACCGGCAAGGAATACGAGTTCGATGCCGTAAAGATAGGCAAAGAATTGGCTGCTGTCCGGTTAGTAGGCTGGCGTGGAATCAAAGAAGAATACACGCCGGATAATGCAAAAAAGCTGTGTCTTACTAACCAGATGATTGCCGATCAAATCTTGCAGAAAAGCAATTCGCTGGAAAATTTTATCAAGCTCTGACAGCCGACCTTGTTCGGTGGGTGAAGTCAGAGCGAGCATTAAGTGAGCCGCAAGGTGATGGCGCTACGCTTCGGCAGCACCTGATAAGCCTTGAAGCAAAAACCCGCAAACCGCATGAAATGTTTTCAGGCCGAAAGCCCCTTAGAAGCGACGCGCAATATCTCTGGGGCTGGTGGCTTGAAATGCGATCAGATCAAGGCGCTCAAGGTTCTGTCAATTCACGGTCAATGCAAGATTGGCAATGGCTGACAGGTAACCGGCTCAACATGAAAGAGCGCAAGATTATCCAGATAGTTGAAAACCAGTGGAGAGCCAAAAGTGACTGAAGCAACTCTAATTATTAAAGTCAACTCCACTGAAGTCGATAAGGCTTCTAAGTCTCTGGACCAGCTTTCAGAAGCTGGCGGAAACACTGACAAATCCTCCCAGAAATTAACCAAATCCACCGAAAGTCTTGCGGGCGCAGCTCGCATGGCAATCGGTGCTTTTACGGCGTTGGGCGCGTCGATTTCAATTCGCGAGATTATTCAAGCGTCAGATGCGTGGAAGTCTGCTGAAAACCAGCTTCGGCTTGTTACCACCAGCACAGCGGATCTCGCCAATACTCAAAAGATTTTGATGGGCGTTTCCAACGAAACGCGCTCTTCTTTTGAGTCAACTGCAAACCTGTATTCACGGCTGACCCGTGCAACGTCTGAGATGGGGCTGTCGCAGGCTGAGCTTGTCGACATTACAGAAACAATCAATAAGTCTTTCGCTGTTTCAGGCGCTACAGCAACCGAGGCTGCTGCTGCCATCACACAGTTGAGTCAAGGCTTGGCGGCTGGGGCACTGCGCGGCGATGAATTTAACTCGGTTGCTGAACAAGCGCCGGGTATCATGCAAGCGATTGCAAAAAGCCTGAACATGACCACAGGCGATCTGCGAGCATTCGCGGCAGAGGGCGGGATTACTGCGGAGATCGTCGTTACCGCGCTGCAACAGGCGTCTGATTCGATTGCCGAGGACTTCGGCAAGTCAATGATGACGTTCGGGCAGGCAACGCAGATTGCTAAGAACAACGCGCTGGAGTTTGTGGGTTCCTCTGAGGCGGTTACCAGCGCAACCGAGGCGGCTGGCGCGGCATTGATTATGCTTACTGAAAATCTCGACGCAGTGCTTACTGTCACGCAAGCAATGGCGGTGCTTTATGCTGGAAATTTTCTAGGGTCAATGGTTGCTGCAAAAATAGCAATGGTGGAAAAAACTGCTGCTACTGCTGCTCAAACTACGGCAACAATTTTACAGCTAAGAGCAGAGATTGATCTTACTGCTGCAAACGTCGCATCTACTGCGGCGCAAGTTGCATCTTCTCAAGCTAGAGTTGCAGGGGCACTTGGTAGCGCAGCAAGCCTTGGGGCTGTTAGATCGGCTGAGGTAGCCGCGACTGTTGCTGTAAACGCGCATACTGCGGCGCTCGCTCGATATGAAGCAGTAGCGGTATCAGCTACAGCAACGACTGGAATATTGGCCTCTGCAATAGCATTGGCAGGAGGATGGGTAGGCATTGCTGTAGTCGCATCTTATGCCGTTTATAAACTTGTTGATGCGTACATAGATCACAACAAGGCCGCACAAGAGGTAGAGACTGCGACTTTCCTTGCTCAAAACGGGATTCATTTAGCGGGCGAAGAATTTGCCGATGTTGTCGCAAAAATTGATGCGGCAACGCAATCACTGCGCGAATATGTCGAGGCTGGCGGCGCTCTGTCCGGCATGATCGAGAATGGCAGGCAAGAGGCAGCGCAGAGAGCTAGAGACGCTATCGCGGCGCGTAATGCAACTGATGCTGGTACAGGTGCAATAGAAAATTTTAACGAAAAAACCCTGCTTCAAATTGACGCACTGAAAAACGAACAGCTCGCGCTGCAAATGACAGACCGGGCGCAGGCAATCTTTAATGCCACCTTGAAAGCTCTGGCTAATGGTGCTGCGCCCGATGCTATAGCAAAAATTGCGACTCTGGCTGCACAAAATTATGACCTGAAAGAATCTCAAGATGACGCTAAAGACTCTCTGAAGCAGTGGAATGACTCAATCAAGGAGTATTTGAAAGAGCAAAAGCAAGCTACAGAAGAACAAGCCAAAGCAGAACAGGCGGTACAGGATTCAATCGTAGCACTGGAAAACGAAAACATTGCACTGGGCATGACGGCTCGGGCGCAGGCAATTTTTAATGTTGTGACCGAAGAATACAGCAAGGGAACGGCTCCGGAGCAAATAGCGCGACTTGCCGAATTGACCGCGATCAATTACGACCTCGCAGAGTCCAGCGCCACCACTGGCAAAGCCGCAGCGGATGCGGCAGAAGCTGCAAAGAAATCATGGGAAGCCACTCACGAATACCTCTCTGATGCGTTCGTTGACATCATGGAAAATGGTGGCAATGCTTTCGACAACATCGCAAAAGCGTTTGAGAAGACCGTCAAGCGGATGGTCGCTGAGTGGGCCGCAAGCGGGCTGATGACTTTGTTCACTGGCGGTGGGATGAGTGGGTTTACCATGCCATCCTTTGGCGCAGCTCCTGCAAACCCCGCAGGCAGTTTAATATCATCTGCGACTGGCAGTGCTGGAGGCGTAACATTGGCTGGCGCTGCTGCTGGCGCTGGGCAGTTTGTTGCCGGTGCTGCTGGCACAGCCACAGGCATCGCTGCGGGCACTATGGGGCCACCTACTGCGGCGGCTGCTGCGGGCGCTGGCTCGATGGCGTCAATCGCTGCACTTGCCACAAACCCGGCTACAATCGCAATCGCGGCGGCGCTGGCGCTGGCATATGCCGCCAAGAATGATTTCTTTAAAGACCCGGATAATTACCAGCGATCATTCTCAGGATTCCTTACGGCTCCGACCGCAGGGGCGCAGGGCAGCACATTTGCGGTGGATCCGTTTGCTTCAGGCTTTCAAGCAACAGGAATTGCACGCGGGGCATCTCAAGAAGCGGCCACGGCACAAATTGAGGTATTCCGCCAGCTCGATGCTGCTGGTGCTGAGTTGGTAAAGAAGTTGGGTGGTGTGGTAGACCTGAGCATGGCAACGCTTGCAGGGGTAGGTCAAGAAGGTACAGCGGGCACCTCTGGCACGTTCCTCGGCACTGGCGGGATGACGACTGCCGCTGACATTGCCGCCATGACTGACCTCTACATGACGCAGTTTGCGGACCATATTACCGGCCTCGATGCCGAGCTGCTGAAAGCTGTGCAATCTGCCGGGAGCGCCGAGGAGGTGATGAAGCTGCTCACTGATTCTGTCGCTGAGATTTCGGAGACTGCAAAAACTTCCTCTGCTGAACTGACCAACATGGAGCAAGCAAGAAAGAGCGCCAGCGAGTCAGTGCTGGCGGCGTACAATAGCGGGTTGTCTGAGCTGGACTCTGTAGAAAAAGCATACGAGGCTTTCCAGAAATACGCCGAGCGCGGGCTTACTGCTGAACATATTTCAGATTTCACCGGCTTGATGGAGTCCGAGATCAATGCAGTGATTGCTCGCGGTGCTGCTCGAATTCAGGCAGTGACAAAACCTGCTGCGGTTGACTATGACTTCTGGACTCCAGTGGTCTCAACATTCCAGCAATCAATCCGAGATTCCTTGATAAATAACACGCCAGACAATTCCTATGTCGGGGCTATGGGGCCGCAGTCAAACAACCTTCCTCAAGTTAACCCTTCTATTTCGCTGAATGGTTCATTCGCCAACGGCGTGGATTACG